TCAACGATTGGGCCAAAGAAAGACTTAAGCCCATCCCAAACTGTCTTAGTAACGTTAACGATACCGTTCCATAAGTTACCGAAGAATTGACCTAAGCCATTCCAAACTACTTGAGCAGTGTTAACAATTGCATTCCAAGCTTGACCTAACCAACTTAAGAAACCTGACCACATGTTTTTACCAGTATTAGTAAACCCGAAGAACCAGACAAGAGCTGCAACGACCGCTGCAATTGCAGCGGGTATCAACATTAAAGGGTTTGCTGATACTGCAACATTAAATGCCCATTGAATAGCAGTCGCTACCTTAGACGTTTTACTAAATCCCTCTAATGCTACTTTGGCTTCCTTAACGCCTTCTGCTGCACTTCCGGCTACTTTCAAAGCTTTCCAGCCAGCCTTGAATGCTTCTAAAGCACCTTTGGTAGCTCTAGCTGCACGAGCTACTTTCAACATACCTTTAGTGGCTACCGAAAAAGTACCCGCTCCTACTGCTAAAGCTTGAAACCATGGCTTTCCGGATAATTTCTGTAAACCAGTAACCAATTTAAGTATTACTTTAGTAGCCTTAGTAACTACTGGTGTAATAGCTGTAAAGGCACTGTTAATATTGGCTTTCATTGAGTCAAGCACTTTGGCAATGGAACCTAATCCAGCTTCTTTAAACCCTTTGTCGATAGCGGTTAACATATTAGCTAAATTCTTAACAACTGTATTTTTTAAGTTTTCGAAACTAGTCTGAATACCTGCTGAGTTCTTGTGGGCTAACTCCGCAAAACCGCCTACGCCTTTGTTAAGCTTAATAAACCTGTCGTTCAACTGGTCCATAGTAATTTTGCCTGACTGTAAGGCTTTAAACAGATCATTTTCTGCCGATTTACCAGTAAAGCCGAAAGAGTTAGCCACTTTTCTCAATGCAATTGGCATTGTTTCCATCAAAGTTCGATAACTCATCAAGTCGACCTTACCGGTCGAAAGCATTTGAGTATACTGTAACAAACCTCGGCTAGCGTCTGCACCACTAGCTCCAGAAGCAAGAAAGGCGTTGTTAAGAGCTACAGCAGATTGTGCAGCCTTCTTAGCTGAGCCAGTCAATGGGGCTAATTGTTGAGCTACCGAGGTAATATCCTGCAAAGAAGTGGGCAGCCCATCAATGCCCTTAACCAACAACTTTGTTGAATTAGCAACGTCTTTAGTGCTGTATCCCAAAGCTTTCATAACGACTGGGTACTTGTTCAAAGTATCGAATCTTCGAATAGCTGAGCCTAAGTTATCCTTGACGACACTAATGGCTCGACTAACAACTGCCATCGTAGCACCAGCTATTGCAAAGCCTTTGAACGAACTAACCCCTCTGTCAGTTTCACGAGCTAAGCCATTAAGTGAGCTTTCAGCATTTTTACAAGTCTTAGTAAATTGCGAGTCATCTAGTACAAGTTTGGCTCTCGCTTCTAAGGCCATATATTAGCCTCCTCTCTTTATAAGATTTTCCGCTCGGCTTCGGTTCTATCCGCCCAAGCCTTGATTTTTCCTGCCTTTTTAAGAGCGTCGAACTCTCTTAATTTTTCGGCAAAATTAAACTCTGTTTTTTCTTCGGTTGTCTTGAAGTCTGGTTCAAATTGCGACCTAATTTTAGTTACTGCTTTTTCATAATCATAAAGCTTGTCGAACCGGTCGTATACAAGCCGTGTGTTGCTTCCTGAACCTTTAGTAGACTTCATAACCTGATTAAAGAATGCTGCTTGTGCTGCTAACTTGGATAAGTAAGCATCTTTGAGTGCATAAGCTTCCATTCTTAGCTCGTACTCTTCGAAACTCTGGTCGTCCACGTCCTCAAGGCTTGTAAATCCTAAAAAGGCTAAGCTGTTCAACTGAATTTCTCGGTACTGTTGCTCACAAGTTACTAGTTGCTTTTCTGTTCCTCGGTTTGTTCCTTGACTGTCAAAGTTGCTAGTGTGTGCTTCGTTGCACTTGAAGCTTTTAAACGGCCCATAACCTCATCAAAGGTTTGTTCTAAGTCGTCTAATTCGTCCAAAGAGTCGTAAATTTGGTCCATTGTAGGTCTAGAACTGCTCTTATAAGATGCACAATAGATAACCTTTGCGAGTGCGTCCGGGTCGTACTGTAGCAATGGTGGCAAGATCAAAGTGAAGCCCATACCGATATTGAAGCCATCACGTTCAATTCCAAAAGCCTTGTTTAATTCGTGAACAAAACGAACTCCGAAAACGAGTTCAACATCATTGCCGTTAATATTTAAATTTAATTTTGGTGCTGCCATAAATCCTCCTGAAAGCGGAAAAAAGCCAGTCAGGCTGTTAAGCCCTGACTAACTCCTTCCTTACTCTGATAATTCTTCAATAATAATTGCTGTGCCTTTTAAGCTGTTCAATTGCTTAGAAAGCTTATATTTTTTTGGTTGGTTGTCGATTGTTAAGTAAGCCCACGACTTAGGGCAAGACTCAATCAATCGAACTGTTAACTGCTCAATCTTGATTGAGTCAAATAGTTTCTTTTGTCTGGTTAGTCCTAAATCAGTGACGTTAGCATATGTTTCAAGCACTAATTCCGCTCCGCCCTCGTACTTTGAGGTCTTAGGGTTGTAGTGCTTTTTGCTTTCACTGTAGAACTTAACCTTGCTATCGTATCGCATGACTACTTGCCTGTAGCACTACCTAATCCACGGTCTGTAATTGTGTTGTAAGCCTTGCCACCACCTTGCTTGTCGCTATCAGAAATAACGCCGATACCTTGATAAGCGTAAGATAATGCTTCTTTGATAGTAGCATCTAAATCAGTCCAGCCGTATTGCGGGGTTCCATCGCATTTGAACTCGCATTCACGAGTTGAATTGTCGCCATCATCATTTTTAGCTGAATCAGATGAAACAGTGCCACGAACATAGCAGCCGAAATATTTACCTTCACTGTTCTTGCGGTCAAGCTGTACTTGCCAAAGCTCAGCTGGTTCTGCATTAAGAATTGAGGTTCTAATGTCGTCTGAAACCTTTGAGATATTGTCAACGAAAGAGAACTTGATAGTAGTTTCAAGACTACCACTAGTCGAAAGTGAGCCAGTCTTAGTACTTGTACTATCGCTATCTCTTTTAAATTCAAAATCTAAACTAGTTTGATAGTTAATAATAGCTGCTTTTTCAGTTGCAGCATTTTTTTCCAATCTAAAAAGCCCAAGAACGTTTGAGCCATTGATTTTCTGAGGTTGTGCCATCTATACTATATCCCTTCTAATATCGAAATTTAAAACTTAAGTTTGTGTGATTAAGCGGTGTTGTAGTTGATGTATCTAATAGGTTTACTGCCTGATAATCGTCTACTACAGCCACTAAGCTAGTATCGCTAAGCCATATACCAGTAAGTCCGACGGCTTCAAGCTTCTGTTGCATTTCTGACAGCTCTAGTTTCTGGTATAACGTACCGAATAAGTCAAGATTGATAGTTATTTCGCCAGCAAATCCAGTCTTAGTACTCCCACCAGTTAAAGTAGCTTGATTGACTCTAACGAACGGATAAGGCACTGTGTCGTCTGGTAAGACTTCGTACGTATCAAAGCCTAATTCTTGGCACTTAGCGAAAAAATAATTGAAAAGTGCTAGTGAAATATGCATTATTTGATGTCCTTCTTCAAGTAATACTCGATAACACTAGGTGCTCTTTTCTTTGTCATATCAAGCGTTGGCTTGAATACTGGCATTGCATCCATTTTGCGTGTGCCATACTCAGTGTAGACTGAATACTCGGTTTTTGGATCTAAGACAATCGTCTTTTTGCCATTTTCCCAGTAAACAAGCGTGTTTCTTTGCTGGTTACCAGTCCAATAACCATGAGTATACTTTGCACGTTCCATCGCTCTAGCTTCTTTTTGCCATTGAGAACCCAAAGCAACCGAAGCCTTTTCTAAAGCCTTACCAGAAGCCATTGTTCTTAGTTCCTCTGTTAGCTGGTCTAAGCCGTCCCACTTAATTTGAAAAGTCATTTAACAACCTCCCGTTGGCTCTGCTACTATAACGATTGCTCAAAGCTCTAGCATATGGATTGATAAATCGTACTTCATTAGCCTTGTTGTTCTTGTCTTTCCAAGCCTTGATATCTTCTTCAAAGTCTGCAAAATCGTTTGAATTGAAAGCGATGCTTTCTCCCTCTTGACTGTAAGACACCATGCCCTCATTTTTAAGCCGATTGTAGCGTCTTACGGAGACTTCAACTACTATATAACTCAATTCGTCCGGGACTGTGTCAGAAGCACTTAAGCCGAGTCTAACTCGTAACGCTCGCTTAGTGTTGTCTATAATCACATTGATTAAATCGTCTTTGGCACTATCTGGGAGCATTAATAGTGCCTTAATATTAGCTAAATAGTCCATAATAGTGCCTTTCTAACTACTTACTTGCTTCATTCTTAATTTCAGATACGATAATACCGGCTGAAATTTCAGGATAAAGTATAGAAGCAGTAGTTACTACAGTTTCGTAGCTCAGGGCATTAAGCAATTCGTTGTGAGCTACACCAATTAAACCAGTTTGGTCTGTAGTAAAGTTAAATGCTCCGGATAAGTCGCCGTGTAAGTCTGCGTAAGCTAGATTGATGTTGTCTGGTGCGGTAACGTAAATTTTACCAGCAGGAACAGAAGCAGATAAGACAACTGCACTAAAGCCCAGGAAGTTTTCAATATAGTTCAAACCGAAAGCAGTTTGAGTTAATACAGGAGCTTTAGCCAAGTATGTATATACATCCAAAGGATTAACAAATGCTACAGGTTGTACTCCATAACCTTCCCAAACAACATTAAATTGGCCAATTGCACTAGCAACTGCAGCTTGAAAACCTACACCATTTGTGGTAGTAGTACCAGTCGCAGTAGTCAAGAAATTAAACCAATTAGTTTTAACTTGTTCTTGAACTAAACGCAATAATTTTTGATCTGTAGCTTGAACTGCTTGATTAAAACCAGCTTTTTGGATTGCTTCAGCGGTTGTAACCTTACGCCACTTGCCGAACTTAAGTTCTTGAGTACTAGATACTTTTCGAGTTACCTTTGACAAGGGAATAACGTCGCCTTCTGCAACATCGCCAGAAACTAAAGTACCTTCTGTTTTGTATAGCTTGATAACAGAGCCTTGTGATAATGCTTGCTTACGAGTAACTCCTAACACGTTTAAAAGAGTTGATAAGCCTTGTGAAAATTGTTCTGTAAAGTCGATTGATTGAGCTACTAAATCAGTAGTCTTAATAGTGTTTGCATCAACTGTCATAAATTTCTCCTAACTAGTTGTATAAACTTAAATTGTTCTTGATTGCTTCTAACCGCTTTGCAGGGTCTGCAATCTTATTAATTTCATCTCTAGTAAGTGAAGCCTTACCAGAAGTCCTAGGCGTATGCCCTGTGTGATATTCCTTGCGGATACCAGTTTCCAAAGATTGGGCAAACTTGATGAAAGCCATAGTACGTTGAGCTGTGACTTTGTCTGTATCTCCTACTAACATCTCTAGAACGCCATCACTTGAATAACTCAGTAAGCCTGCGTCTTGTAAGTCTTTTTCAACCTGTCGACTAGCCTTAATTCTTTGGTTTTCGAGTTGCAAAGCTTCAAGTTGCTTCTTAGCTTCGTCTAACTCGCTCGCTTGTTCATCATTAGCCTTGTCTTGTTGAGTAAACTTTTGTAATTGCACTCTTAAATCGGCTACTTGGTCTGCCAGACTACTGTTTTCAGCTGTCTTTTTGCTCAAGCGTTCCTTAAGCTTGGATACCACATCGCCAGTCTTGCTTTTGCCTTTGTCGTCCTTAGGGTTGACGTCACTATCCTTAGGGTTAACGTCACTATCCTTAGGATCAACTGTATTTTGATTATTCTTTAAGTTGTTGTCTTCCATCATATTGTCCTTTCGTTTTATAGACTACTTTGTCTGCTCGCATTTAAGGACTTGGGAGTCCGCTCGCATTTAAAGCCTTGGGAGGCTGTTTTTGGGTACAAAAAAAGCAAGTTAATTAAAGCTTGCTAATTAAATCATCATACAAATACGAATTTATAAAATGTACTTCTTCAGTTTCGCAATTGACCTGAACATAATCAGGATCACCCACCATTTCAGGCTTAGGTAGCTTATTGCTGCTTATTTCAAATGAAAAAGTGTAGTATACATCAACAATATTAAGACTAATATCTTTTTCTGATATCAGCTTAGACAAATTGTAATTATCTATAATCGCTTGTTTTGCTTTATCTTGAGCTGTTTTAATATCAAGCATATACTATCATTTTCCATCGACAATAAACATTTTTGCTACATCTTCATTAACAATCAAATTATCTATCCGTTGAAAATTAAAGCCTGCTAACCATTGGCTTGTAGCCATCTTCATCGATTAAATATGTATCGCCAGTTCTTTTGTCGACAGTTACTAAATTTGATTTGTTAGTATAGACAATCGTATCTTGAGTAACCTCTATCGGCTCAACTTTAATTGTGAAGTAGTCATCAATTACTGTTGCTTGTAAGTCTTCAATCTTGCAATTTCTAACTAATAAGTGGTCGATAGCATATTTTTGGGCAATTTCAATTGCTTTATCCTTATCAATCACTTTTGACCCTCATTTCCTTTAACTAATAAATCTAATAATCTTTCATCAAAATCTTTATCATCGCTTCGATACCAGCGAAAACTGCTTAACATTCTTCCACCAATTCTATAACGTCCAACTCTAATCGGATACTTCAAGCCTTTCCAACTATCAGCTGTTTGTCCAATTTGAGCATCAACATATTTCAAACCGTCGCTAGTACGTTCAACATTGATTGTGTGACCAACATTTCTGCCAGCCCAGCCCCATGAAATGATGCCGCGTTGTCCCGGTTGTAAGCCATTAAGCAATTCTTCATCAATAGCCTTTTCGGGAACAAATCGCTTAATATCAATATCTTTTTTGATAAAGAAAGAGCTAGCACTGTTGTAGACTTTATCTTTCATCTTTTCAGCATTAGCTGTAAGCAATCCTAAATCACGTCTTGTATCTTTATTATACAACGGATTAG